TTAATTGTTGTTGTTCTCTGAGTTTGGTATCCTGGTAGTTTTTAATTTTAGATAGTATATATTGTTTTTTTTGAGTTTCCTTTTCAAGAACTTCTTCGGGTGTTAGTTTACCCTTATATTTGTATAACAAAAGGATCCCTAAAATAATAAAAAAGGCAATTGTTACTCCAATATTAAACATGGTATTATTGTATTTTTCTTTAAAAGCATGACACTGTTTTAATGTTTCATTTAAGAAGTATCTAACACCTGGTTCAGTTAAAATAGGTTTAGCATAGTTATTGTTAAAATCCATATAATATTCGCTTTATAAATACATATAAAAAACAAAAAAAAATTATACCAATTATCTATATATGGATATTTCGTTTTTATCGTTATTTTTATTTATAATAACAACATTATTATACATTTCTTCCGTTCCAGTAATTGGTAAACCCAAGTTGGTTCTTGTTAACAATACTCTAACTGATGCGGATTTTGCAAATTATTATAGCGAAAGTATGAAAAAGATGGGTATGTTTTTGCTAATAGTAATATGCACCCAACTAGCATTAAATATTTCATATTTAATTGATAAGTGTCAAGGTAGTGCCGGTAAAAATGTAGGTTCTGCGGTTATTTTCACATTGATTCCGTGGTTTTTAATTTTTGGGGTGATGATGATGATTATCTCGGCATTTTCTGGATTAAAAAATGTATTTTCAGATGTAATTGGTTATTTTGTGATTTCAGGTAGCGCATCTGATTTATTAAATCAAGTTTTAATAGATACAAATATTAATGCGCTAATCGAAAAAGAAAGCAATAACCCTGAAAGAAAGCTTGAACTAACAAGTGCCGCAGAAGCGCTGATGAAAATTTGTGGAAATAACTCTATATTAATAAATCAAATGTATCCTGATAATTTTATAAATATTTGGGACAAATTGAAGCCGCTAATGAGAGATAATGTGTATGCCGACAATAGTCCAGAGAATTTAAAGCAGCAACTATTGGATTTAGTGGTTCAACGAGAAAATATTGGCGAAGCATTGTGGTATATATACACTGCTATTTTGGTGTCATCTATTGTTTACTATAATTTAGATTCTAGAGGTTGTGTAAAAGATATTAATAAAATTAAAGCAGAATATGAAGATTATATGAAAGAACAGGATGCTCAGGAGAAGCAAGAAGAGATAAATAACTCGGTTGTTTATACTGTCTCATAGTTCCACCTTTAAAAGGTGGAGCCAAATATTAGTTTTCTAATTTGTCTTTAAGTATAAATTAATTTAAATATATATTATTTAAATTAATACCAAGGGTTCTTTGTTTGGCTCCACCTTTTCAAAGGTGGAAAAAATTGAAAAATAATATTAATACACCCAATTAGGTATTAATATTATATAAAAGAACTTAAAGAACATAAAGAACTTTAAAAAATGGCATCAACAAACTTAATCTCCTTATTGTCGTTTCATTTACCTATCGAGCTGACGAATTTGATTCTAGAGTTTTTCGGATACCATAAATTTAGAAATGGTCAATACTTAAAGCAAATAGACATGAGCTCTAGACTAATTGACCGACTATATCGAGAACTCTTGCTGAGACCGCGAATGAGAGATGGGTTCGTTATTTTACGATTTACAGATGACAATTGTATAGCGCTATTTCAAACAGCTTACTATATCTACAGTGACTTTAATGGGTTTTGCCCAAGGCTATAAATTTTGCCCAAGGCTATAAATTTTGCACAAGGCTATGATTTTTGCACAAGGCTACTAAGGCTACTAAAGCTTAGGATAAGCTAGATAGTAAGAAACAACCAAATAAGATAAAATTCCTAAAATAATAGAAAAAAGCCATATAGGCATAATTGTTTTATTTTTTGTCCCAACTCCAAATTCTCGAATACTACCATCCTGCTTATATAAAAACCCAGGCTTTATTACATAAAATGCTGCGAAAATAGCAATAAATAGTATTATAGCGGCAAAAGTTATATTATTTCTTATAAATGTTCTTAACATAGTAGTTATTATATAATATAAAGTTTTATAAAAATTTTCTTAGTTTATTCTTCATCATGTTCATCGCCGTATGGATCCCCATCTTCATAATCTTCGCCAATATCTCCCATTTGTAGTTCATCCGCATCGGCAAAATCTTGAGCTTCCATGTCATCTAAAGCATCTTCTAGATCGATATCCATATTATTTTCATCAATAGCGCCCGTTCGCCGAAGTCCATTTTGTATTTCCGCAATGCGTTCCGAAACTTGTCTTTCATGTTCATAGTTTTCAGGATCATATTCTCGAATGCCTTTAGATAATCCAGTTGACCAAACCCCCAATTTATAAATTTTCAAGACATTTTCAACTTCTCTCTGTTCATCATCTAAATCCCTCAATCTATCAGTAAAGGTGTATTTTTCGGCTTCTTTTAGTTTAAATATAAGATCATCTACTTTATCGTAAGATAAGTCAATTGATTTCTTAGACTGTCGCATAATAGTGATGTAAGTAAATAACAGCTGAGCTGTATCTTCTTGTAATTTATTCACATCGCCTTCCAAATATATCTCTTCAGATTCAGCAATTTGTAATTGCTTTTCAACTAAAAAGTCCGCACTGTATACCGAGGAATTTTCTGTCTTCGGAGCCTTAAGCATTTGAGAAGCCATTACTGGATCTTTTGTTAGGTTAACATATTCTGTAAATATCTGAAGAATGTAATATTCATAAAGCAACGTTGTCGTTCTTTTGTCAAAGACATTGTAAAGTTCTTGATCGCCAACCTGGATGCTTGTCGTAACCGGTGTAACCTGTGACAACAGAAGAATACTCTTGCTTTTATTTTGTATTTCGGTCACAACATTGCTAATAGCATTATTATTGAAAAATTTCGCTAAAGGTTTTAAATAACCTTCTATATCCGATTCTAAATCCTGCTTGTGGCTAAGCGCAAATTTCCAATAAGCATGTGATGTAAATGAGATCTCATTCTTATTTAAAATTATATTTGGAAATACCGTTGAAAAAAGTGAAATGAAATTCTTATTGAAATTTATATAGTTATACATCGCGTCATCAGAAATTTTAATATCATCATTTCTTCTATGTATGTCGAACTGCCAAACAGATAAATTATCTAAAAAGTTTGTTAGTTTCTTTAGTTCCGAACCGCCTATTTTTGCCTTGCGTTTAATAAAGCTAACTAATTCTTTTCGCATATTGTCATTTGCCTTAGCCAAATAGTTTTTCAGTTGTTTCATATCATCTGTATCTTCTTGTATCGACATATCAAATGTATCCAAAAGCACTTCTAGTTTATCACGTAATGTCTTTGCGACATTTGGCTCATCATCTACGTCCATTTTAACTAACAATCTTCTTAAAGATTCGGAACAAGATGGAGTCGTGTAAGATAAAGATATATTGATAATATTATGTCTGCTAACAATTTGGAATAAGCGCAAAAACATTTCCTTAGTGTAATTGCGATCGTCGCGCTTCAATTTGGCAATTTTTTCTTGAATAGTATCCGCCTTAGATAGATAGTTGGGTTTATCTACACAAATTGCGATTAAATCCTCAGTTAATGGAATCGATGATTGAAAATGACAAAGATTTATAAATGCGCGATAAATTAGTTCATCACTAAAGTCATTGGATATTTCCGGAAATAGTCGTTTTGTATCAACCTCACTCAACATAATAGCGCTTTCTGTTAGTTTATAGCTGCTGCGCAGCAATGAAGTGAGCTCTCTAACAATTTGATTATTAATCTCAATATTGGGATTTTCTTGAATAAAATATTGAAGCACAGTTAAATTAGAACGATCATTCTCATTACAGCAAGCATTAATCATAAATGGCTGCGCAGATGCTCTCATTAATAAATCCTTTGTTTCCACTATTTTTTGTATTTCTTCCTGTATAGCAAGTGAAAACTGAGTAATCTTGGATTGAATAACTAACAATTTTTCTATTTGTCTGGGACTACCGGAAACCAGGTCAGATCGTAGTTCTTCTTCAAATCCCTCGCTAATACTAACAAGGCCTTTTACATGAAATGGTCTTAGTGGAGGCAAAAAGTTTGCCCACATTGCCAATGAATGTTCTACTGGGATATCATTTTTTTCCGGATTTAACAATAAGTATTCTACTTTTTCTCTTATTTTTTGCTCTACTTCCGAATTTACTAAAAGATATTTAATAATAAATGCTTTTAAAGTAGCAGTCATCTTTTCTAGATTTACTCTTGCGATCGCATTCCATGGAATAGTTTGTGGATTTTTATATTTATGAGCAATACATGACAAATAATTTAGACCAGAATCGTCTCCTTCTCCTTCGAAAGGGAATCCGCTAAATGAACGCACACAGCCAGGAAATGTCTTTCTAGTTTTAATCGATGGAATGCTTGTCTGTATAGAAATTAATATCATGCCTAGTGTTAAATATAGCAGCGCAGAGCTATAAACAATCATGTATTCAGGAAGTTTCTTGCCCTTTTTTGCGGCTTCCTTTTCTCGCTCCTTATATGCTGCTTCCTTTTCAATTACTTTTACATCCGCCATGAGTTCCGTTACCACTTTAATAATGTAATCGTGGGATTTGTCCAAGTTGATACCCATATTAGATGTAATAGAAACAATGATATTAGAAACAAGTTGGCCTTCAGGAGACAATCGTTTCTCTTTTTTATTCTTTCGCTCATTGTGTTCCTCAATCGCGACATCATTAACATCTCGTTCCATTATGCTTCTACTAACATCCTTAAATCCGGCCTTGAATCCATCAGAAACATCGAAATCAATATAACGAATAACTTCACCACTGTGTTCGTCCACCCACGCATCTCCATTGTCTCCTAGCTTACCAATGGTTTTAATTATGTTTTCCATTTGTTTTTCATATTTTTCAGGCCTCCTAACAAAAGTGCGCGCCAAAATAACTCGAAAAGAGGGAATAAGTTTTGTATCCGTTTCCTTACAATAAAACCACCAAATGTTTTCCATCTCATCATCATTTACATTAGGTAATTTAGGATCACCTGGTCGGCAAAATTTATCTGCGAATAAAGCAATGTCGTTCTGTTGTTTGACAAAATCTGATTGTCCAACAATGAGGTTACATAACTTCATATAAGGAGACACTTTTTGATTTAAAGTTGACTCTAAAATACTTAAACCCAACTCATATTTTTGATTATTATATTTATAAAACGCATTATTTTGTATTTCTTGAATGCGTGACATGACATTCTCAAAATAAGCCAAATGCTTTTTCACATAAGTTGTTAGTTCATCCTTAGATATTTTGTAATTTTTATCAAATTGTTTCATAACATCTTTCAAAGCCGCAGATACCATGGATTCTTTGGCAACTTCAATAGATTCACATGCTTCATCCGGATTTTTCTTGGTATTATAAATACAAGTGGGATTAATATTACATAAAACATCAGTGTCTTGAATAAACCATTTGGGATCCACTTCTTCGGCTCTTACCCATATATTGTTTTTCCGTATATAGTATTCTAATTCAGCCAAATTGGCCTCTGCCTGCGGTTCAACTGAAATGATCGCATATTGCCCTTCTATGACTTTTTTGGCCTGATTAACGAGTGTCTCTGCCAAATAATCCGCATCTCGCTCTTCCTTTTTGTATTTCCTTTTAAGTTGTTCCGCGATATATATTTGTAATTCTTCGGGAGTCAGAGTATCGCGCTCTCTTTTAAATTCTTCATTTATCATATTATAATCAGTTGTATCGTATTCTCTATCAAAATAAATAATTCGATCATTATCTGCTTCCAGTTTTTCCCTTGTAAAATACTTTTTGGCAATGACATACGAAGTGCAACTATCTTTCTCAAGTGCCTTTTCTAAACTGGCCTTCATTGTCTCTTTATCTGCTTCAAATAATGGATTCAGTTCGGTAGGATACATGAGCGGCAAATTAGAAAAAGCCACGGCGGTGTTATACAAATTACCATAATCTGTCATAATTAATTTCTTGAGAAGCTCAGATGCTGATATATATTTTTCATATGAAAAGTAACAATTGTATGCGTCAAAAACAGTTATTCTAATTTCGGGATCATTATCAAGTATTTCAAAAAGCGTGGAAGGTGAACTTTTGATCGATTTCATAGATTTTATCATAGAAAATGCTCTGCTGTATTCGACATATTTAGAATTATATTCTCTTATTTTTTCTTTGATGAATTTGTCTATTTCTTTGTAATTCATGTAGGTGAGGTCTTCCGAATAAATCATGAAAGGCTCCAAGTAGGTGATTAAATTGGAAATAGATAATTTGCCTTTAATGTATTTTTTAACAAGGTTAAAAAGGACAATGATTTTGGGAACTATGATTTTCAAAAATTGGTTGTAAATTTCCTGATTTGTTAGTTTGACTCCTCCTGGCATCTCATAGTCGGATAAATTTAACATATAGTTTTTAATATTGTCAACAAAGTTTCCATCATCGAATTCCAATTCGTTATCTAGTCCGTCAATTTCGACCGACATAACATTGGATCTTTGTTTAAGAAGTTGCCAATAGTTTAAAAAGTGTATATTTAAATTGGCTTTAACTAACAAACTAGAACCAGGTAAATTAACCTGTGAAAATTGAACAGTAGGTTCGGGAAGGGTAACGATGGAAGTGATTGCGATTTCATCATTATTTGTTAGTTTGACACGATCGGCATCCATTTTAGAACCTTTAAAAAGGCCATTTTCTACATGTAACTTGTCTAGCCCTAGATTGTATTTTTGAATTACAAATTTTCTAGCGGTTTCTCTCCCTCTAGTATTTACAGTAGAATATAGATCCCCTAAATTATCAATAATAGCATTTATATTGGAATTCACATTGCCTTCAACAATAATTCTATTTTCAGAGTTAAATGCGTCGCTATTTTCCATATTTGCGGAAGAAAATGGCGTTAAATATGGATTCAATGCGCTGTAAAGTCCCGAATATTTATTTTGCCCCTCAATGCCTTCATTCGATTTGTATCTTCTAAACAGACTAGACATTTCAGCAATATTTTGATTTTCTGGTATCACTTCGATGTCTCCTACTCTTTCATATCTAGAACCTTCATCAAGGACATATGTTTTTTTTACATTTTTCGCAACCATCATGACCCAATATAGATTATTTTGAAAGTCGGATAAATATTCCGCAAGAGGTCGATCATTTGCTGTTTTTTGTATAAACCCAGTAACATTTTTATTCTTGTCGAATTTAGAGGACATTTCACGTAATTGTATAAATCGAGAAATGGTAATGTGTATTCTATTTAAAACATTGTTAGTTCGTTTATTGCTGGGAATAGCAGAAAGCATTTCTTCTAGTAAATCATTAGTTTGGGTTTCAAGATTAAATCTATATTTATCTTTATCAATTTCAACATATTCTTCCACATTCATTATGTCTCCGAAGACGATTTCGTCCGCATTAAAGATAAGACGTTCTACATTTTTTTTCACTTCTTTAATTGGTATTTTTTCTACAATTTCACCTTCTTCTTGATCAGAATAAAGAAGTTCTTCTTTTCCTTCATCTACTAGTTCCAAGCTTTGAGACAATGTCTTTTTCTCTTCAGGAGGTTCTCGGATCTCAAATGCCTCAATAGGTAGCTCTTCTGGGATGCCGTGGTAAGCAAAATTTATATATATAGTTTCATCATCTGCCGTTTTAATTTCAATCATATCTTGCTCTAAATCCGTGATCTGTCCTGTAATAATAAGAGGCATATCCCCGCCGAAATAAATATTAATCCATGTTCCAGTAAGTAGACCATGTTGTCTCGCATATCCGCGATTTGGATTGCTGCTAATTATTTTGATTTCCGTAATACTACCGTCACCAATTACGCCATTTTTATTAATCCGCAATTGTGTTTTCTCAAATGATTCCGCGTTGATTAGTTTCATTTTTTCTTTGTCGATATACTCGATAAGAAATGTGCCGCCATTAAGTATTTCATTTGTTGGAGCTTTAATCACAATGACATCTCCTAATCTAAGTGTAAATTTAATGACCTTTACGTCTTCTTTCAAGTCTTTTGCTACTTCTTTTACTTCTGCTTCTTCTGCTTCTTCTAAGTCTACTTTTTTTGGAGATTCATCGGCTTCTATTACGTCTAAGCCTTCTATATCGGATGATTTATCTACCTTTACATCTTTTTCTGATAAATTTGAAACTGGATTTAATTTAATTTCTTCTCTAACATCTTTTGTATCTGACATTATCTTATATTTATAATAGAAATTTTTTATCTATATTAGTTACTTAATAAATACTTTATTTATAATCAATGTTATAATCAAATGTCAATACTAAATAAAAAATGGTTTATTTTTATTTTCGAAACGGTTTAAAGACATTTTACCATTTAAAATATAAGAAATAAATGAAACTTGAATCTTATAATTTAAATAATATTTATGGATTTAATCAGGTCATTTCATCAAAAGATTGTTCAAACAATGGTCCTTCAGAAAATGATCGTTCAGACAATTATTATTCAGTGTCTGAATATTATACTAAATCAAATGAAAAATACAAAATTGTTAGATATAACAAGGATCTTCTAGCGGAAGACCTTATTTCAAATTATGGTCTTCTTAGATCTGTAATTATTAACTCTGATAACAAGGTTGTTAGTTTCGCACCTCCTAAGTCACTTCCAGCGGAACGATTTATAAAAAGCTATCCTACAAGGACGCATCATATTATTGCCCAGGAATTTGTTGAAGGCACCATGATCAATGTATTTTATGACTCTTCTTGGAAAATCGCTACAAGAAATACAGTAGATGCAGAAGTTTCTTTCTACAAAAAACTTGACGGTAAAACATTTAAAACAATGTTTGAAGAGGCATGTCATGAGACAGGATTAATCCTGGATGCGTTAAATCCTAAATTTTGCTACAGTTTTGTTCTACAGCATCCTGATAATAGAATTGTAGTGCCTTTTTCTAAACCACAACTTTACTTAGTGGAAGTATATGAGATCATTCAAAAAGAAACAGATATAAATGTGGAAGTAATCCCGCAGCATATATCCTCAGTAAGAACCGATGGACAATGGCAAAATACAACGGTTCGATTTCCGGAAGTATATGAATTCACTACTTATTCGGAGTTGATTGATAAATTTGCGTCAGCAAATACGCCTTATGATATCATGGGTATAATCTTAAAAAATATGGAAACTAGTGAGCGCACTAAAGTAAGAAATCCAATTTATGAAGAAGTGCGGCATTTAAAGGGAAATCATTGTAAACTACAATATCAATATTTGACATTGAGAAAGGAAGGCAAGTTGCCCGAGTTTTTAAAATATTATCCGGAGTCTAAGAAGGATTTTTCGGAATGCCGAGATAAAGTTCATATGTTTACAAACACTCTTTATCAAAATTATTTGTCATGCTATGTTAGAAAAGAGAAGCCTTTAGGCGAATTTGGACAGCAATATAGGACACATATGTTTAATATACATCAGCAATTTATCAATGATTTAAGACCTAATAATTTTTTTGTAAATAACACTATTGTTCAAAAATATGTGAATAATTTACCTCCATCCCTCTTGATGCACAGTTTAAATTTCCATGTAAGGAAGCAGAATGTGGATGTGATTAAGGCATCGGATTCAAATGTGTAATTAAATACAAGGTGTAATTAAATAACAATTTAATATATATAAAAAAGAACTTAAAGAAAAAATAATAGAGAATATAAATAATAAAATGTATTTGTTTTATTATTTATTAGATATTTTAGACAAATTTTTTAAAGAAATTCATCCCCAACTGAATGATGATTTTTATGAAGATATTTCACATAAATGTGACGACGAATGATTATAAAATAAAAATAATTTATATTTTGTATTGTTTTTATTTAAAAACTTTTATAATTGACGTTATCTTATGTCAAGTGTTTATTATTTCTTGCGCCGTCCACTAAAGCATTCGATAACACTTTCTATTTTTCGAACTGCGTCTACAATGACAGTTGTTAGAATCTCTTTAACAGCCGTCTTACCTGAAGTGGGTTCAGAAAATGCGATTCTTATCAAACTATCAGTATCGTGTGGATGCATCTTTTTGAATCCAGTATAGGACAATGTTTTATGCTCATTGTAGAAGGTCTCATAGAGTTCGTGATTTAAAATAACTCCTACTGTGTAGTCTTCATTTACAAGCGTAACATCATAACAGTTTTCTAATGTATTGTTTGCCGGCTCTATCGATAACTCATCTCGGTCTAGGAGCTGCTTCTGCATGTCGATTTTTTGAATCAAAATTTCGCATGCTTTGATAATAATGTCCTTGTTTTCATAGATGCCAACTGTTTGAACAATGAAATCAAAACTTTGCTTCTTGACATATCGTAGCCCCTCAAGTAGATTCCAGTTCTTCGACTCGAAATCGATTTCTGCTGCGGTTTTGCCTTCTTCCGCCCATTTATTTTGCCGTAAAGAGAGTTGTTTGACCATTTCTTCTCTATCTGGAGTGAATCCATAGGAACAAGTGCCAGTTACATTGAACATGCTGTCATCTTTCGCAGTAGAAATGCTAAATTCGCAGGTCAACTTAATCCGTTCGCCGGGCAGTTCATCTGAAATTTTGGGTCTTAGTCTCAAAAAGTCAATGTAATATTCACCCTTGCCTGTTGGTGGAATGTAGGGAGGAAATATTTCGCGCAAAGTATTATCTTCTAGGTAGGTATTGGTCGTTAAATTTTTTATTTTAAAGTCTTTTGTGGTAACCATAATCATGGTGTCTGTTTTATTATCCACATCTACTTCGAGCAAGTAATTTTTTAAATCGATCTCCAAATCTTTCATACAAATTGGAATACAACTAAGCCGCTGCTTAATAATCTCGTTGTTTAGGCGAGATGTGTTAATTAATATATTTGATTTGTTTTCTTCGTGGGGGGTTGTTTTGAAAACTACTACAGGAATTTCTGACAAGATAACTCGTCTTATTCCATTAGCATAAGATGTATCTACTCCGGTAAGAGTAAAAGTCATTGTGTCTCCGGATTCTTTTAATTCTTCAATTTTAGCACTCATGGTATATCTTATATAATAATGTATATTTAATATTGTATTGTATAATATGTTAAATATAATTCAATTTTTTAAGGGAACTAAAGTCATCTTTTAATAGACCTTATGATTCCTCCTTTTAAGGAAACTACGTTCCCTTATGATCCCTCCTTTTAAGGAAACTACGTTCCCTTATGATCCCTCCTTTCCACCTTTCAAAATGTGGAGTCAAACATTTTAAAGATAATAACATCAAATGTTTATTAGTTATTGGTTTATCTACCTTTTTTTTAAAGGTAGAATAATTTAATGAGCAGTATTTTATATTACAGTAATTTTTGCGAACCTTCCAAAAAATTG